CCGTCCACTTGTCAGCCCCGGTGGTGGAACGAGTAGCCGCCCCCTTGCCTAAAGCACGGGGTGCGGCGAAAGTTGCAGTGACAGAAAATGAGTAACTATGGCAACGACGTTATCGGGGTATATCACAGAAACCCGACGTTTATTGCATGACGTTAACGCTAACTTTTGGACTAATGCGGAGTTAACTGATTACATAAACGACGGACGCAGTACGATGGTGAGGGACACCGGGTGCAACCGCGTCCTCCAATCCTACACTGCGCCTTACAACGTTGAAACCATTGACTTCTCTGCACTTCCGGAGGGTGTCAATACGATTGATGTTTTGAATATCAATCTGTACTGGGGTAACTCTCGCGTTCCCCTGTACTACCTGCCTTGGACTGACTTTAACGCTCAGTTGCGTTACTGGCAGAACTACACTGGGCGCCCGATTGGGTACTCAATGTACGGACCCAAAAAAGTATTTATTGGTCCGAAACCTGATCAAGCCTATGTGATGGAACTTGATACGGTGGTCTTGCCGCTGCCTTTGGTTAGCCTGGCAGACGTGGAAACCTTGCCTACTCCGTTTACGGAAGCAGTGCCTTTCTACGCAGCCTACATTGCCAAGTACCAGGAACAGTCTTATGGCGAGGCTGAGATATTCAAAGCAGAGTACACCAAGCACGTCTTGGAAGCGCTTAATACGACATTTACCCGCAGACTTCCGACTCCTTATGTAGCGGGGTACTGATATGGCTGCGGTCGAGCAACAAAAAAAATACGCTGTAGTCAAAGACTTCAAGGGTATCAATACCAAAAACAACCGTACCGTAATTGATGACGGTGAATTTGGCTGGCTTGAAAACGCCATGCCTATTGGTTTTGGTAACTTGCGGATTATTGAAGGTAATGAGCAGGTTAACGTTACCTGGTCTCAAGACGTTACTTTTCTTGGCTCAGTTAATATCAACAATAACGAGTATGTCCTTGGATTCCAGGATGACGGGTCGGCGCAATATGTCAATTTGACCAATGGCACAATCGGCAACATTGCCGCTGCTGGCACATTTTCCAACTCAAACGTAATGATTACGCAGTGGAAAAATGAGCGTGCATTGATTATTGATCCTGCTAATGGTTATAAAACCTGGGATGGCACAAACTTGCATAACGTAGGTAGTGTCAATTCCATCACGATTAACAATGCCGGTACTGGTTATGGCAGCGCTAATACAACTGTAACCTTTGGCGCACCTAACCAGGCTAACGGAATTCAGGCTACCGGCACTGTCATTGTGGTTTCAGGTGCCGTTTCTGAGATTGTGATGACCGAATGCGGCACTGGATACACCAGTGCGCCAAGCGTAACTATTAGTGGTGGTGGCAGTAACGCCAACGTTACATGCACGATCCTAAATCAGTCCGGAACTGACATTGCGACCTTTTCAGGACGAACGTGGATCGCTAGTGACCGTACCGTTTTCTATACGGCTGCGGACACTTTTAACGATTTTTACAGCGTTTCGGCTGGATTTTTGACCATTACAGACTCTACGCTGCGGACCAACATAACAAGGATTCTTTCAGCCAATAACTTCTTGTATGTTTTTGGTGAGGATTCTATTAACGTGTTTTCTGATGTTAGGGTTGATGCTAATACGGGAACCACGCTATTTACCAATACCAACGTGTCGGCTTCGGTGGGATCGGCGTTAAAACACGCTATTTTCCCGTACTTCCGGTCCGTTCTTTTTATGAATGAGTACGGTGTGTACGCTTTGGTAGGCGCCACAACGACCAAAATTAGTGATCCATTAGACGGGATTTTTCCATTTATTTACTTTGCTGAAGAGGTGTCGGGCGGACAGTGCTTGATCAATAACATTCTTTGTGCCGTTTTTAACTTCAAATACAACGATAATGGCACTGACCGGTGGATTCAGGCTGCGTTTTTTGAGCGTAAATGGTTTTTGACAAACCAACTTACTGACGCTTATTACGTTGTAACTAGCGTAAAGGATGGATTTTTGAACCTTTATGGATCGACCGGTACCAATCTTTACCAGTTTTACGAGGACAACACGAATCCAGTAGTCGTTGATATTGAAACGGCGCTTTTGCCAATGGGCGATCCAATTCGGGATAAACAGGCACTAAAAATAGGCATTGAGGCTACCCTTGGCACAACGCCCGTAATTTTGGATGCTTACGTTGATTCTGAATCGGACCAGTCCCCAGTCATTACGTTTGCCAACTCGGTTTTATGGCTAAACAATTCTTCACAAGTCATTGACTGGATTAACAATTCTTCAACGATTATTAGTTGGCTAGGTCCGCAAAGTGCTGGTGCAGGATACTACCTATATAAGTCAGACGCCAAAATGTACGGAAAGTACCTTGGTATGACTATTCAAAGCACATCCACCCCATTTACAATAAATGGATTCCAATTTGAACATGAACTTAGAGCGAGGTTCTAAATGGCACTACCTATCACTATACCCAATACATTTGCTAACGCGAATGCTGCGATTCCTTTATCGCAACTGGACAATAACTTTAGCACTGTAGTCGTTGCAGTCAATGGCATTGGAAACGGCGCGGAAGCGCTTTCTAACGTCAACATTACTGGCGGCGCAGCAGCAAATGTTACTTTGTCCAATACCTTGCTGGCTAACGCCAACATGGAAAAGGTGACAATTGACGCCAACGGCGCTGCAAATACGATCAATTATGACGTTAACACTCAGCAAGTATTGCTTTATACAGGCAATGCCAGCGCGAACGTAACGCTCAACATTCGTGGCAACTCTAGTGCGTCCTTAAATAACGTCATGGCTACTGGCGAGGTAGTAACTATTGCCTTTGGTATGACCAATAACGCAACCGCAAAATACGTCAGCCTAAGTCAGATTGACGGATCAAACGTTACACCTAAGTGGCAAGGTGGCACTACGCCTTCAGCCGGTAACGCAAACTCGACTGATTTTTACACTTACACGGTTATTAAAACTGGTAATGCTGCATTTACTGTACTTGCTGCACAAACCAAGTTTGCATAAGGGGTCACTATGCCAGTCCTATCCACTTTAGCCATAGCCACTGCGAAAGCGTATGGATTTACGCTAGGTGGTATTGGTCCATATACAGTCATTCAATCGTTTACTTCATCTAGTTCTTGGACATGCCCAACTGGTGTAACTGAGGTTGAGTACCTTGTTGTTGCCGGAGGTGGTGGTGGTGGTTCTTATGGCGCTGGTGGAGCCGGAGGTTATAGAACTGGAACTGGATTAAGTGTTACCGCAGGAACCACATACACAATTACTGTTGGTGGTGGCGGACCAGGTGGAAAAGGATACATTGGCAACCCAAATCCTAACGTTGATGCAACTGCTGGATCAAATTCAGTGTTCAGCAGCATAACTTCAGCGGGAGGCGGAAGGGGTGGAATTGAAGGTCAAAATGGTGGCAATGGCGGTTCCGGTGGAGGCGGTGGGGCAAACAATCCAGCCAGTTCAGGCGGAACTGGAAACACCCCAGTCGTTTCTCCTTCTCAAGGAAATAATGGCGGAACAGGGGTTTCGGTTAATCCTAATTACACAGGGGGTGGTGGCGGAGGTGCAACTGGCACTGGCGCTAATGCTAGTTCAACCATTGCTGGAAATGGTGGGGCTGGAACCGCATCAAGCATTAGTGGTTCTTCTGTGCCTTATGCGGGTGGTGGTGGTGGTGGTGCTTATACCGGAGGAACTGCTGGTACTGGTGGAACCGGCGGTGGTGGGAATGGTGGAAATTATCCAAACGACAATGCTCAAAGCGGAACTGCTAACACAGGTGGTGGTGCTGGTGGCTCTGGTTATTACGATTTTTTTGGTGGTAGCGGAGGTTCCGGCATAGTCATCCTTAAATACACCGTACCTGCTGGCGGTGCAAGCACAGCAGTATTTACTGGCTCAGGATCATGGACTGCACCTACTGGCGTATCACAGGTTGAATACTTGGTAGTTGCTGGTGGCGGTGGAGGCGGAAAAAAGGGCGGTGGTGGTGGCGCTGGAGGATTTAGGACTGGCACTGGATTGTCTATAACTTCCGGAACTACTTACACAATTACTGTAGGTGCTGGTGGCGGTGGTTCTTCCTCTCTTTCAGTAAAAGGTTCAAATGGCTCTGATTCTATTTTTTCATCAATAACTTCAACCGGCGGCGGAGGTGGCGGGTCTGACTCAGTTGGTTTCCAAAATGGAGCAAATGGTGGGTCGGGTGGAGGTGCTGCTGGAGGTGGATATTCACCATCAGGAACCGGTGGTACTGGTAACACTCCTAATACCTCTCCAAGCCAAGGTAACAATGGTGCAGGAAATATAGGAAGTCCTCCATATAACGGTGGCGGAGGTGGAGGCGCTGGCGCTGGTGGCTCTACAAACGGCAATGGTGGTAATGGAACTGCATCTTCTATTAGTGGTTCTTCAGTAACCTACGCAGGAGGAGGTGGCGGTGGCGGCGATACTAGCCCAAGTGGCACCGGAGGAACTGGCGGAGGTGGTGCAGGTGGCGCGGGCGGTGGAGCATCTGTGGCGGGAACAGCCAACACTGGTGGTGGTGGTGGCGCTGGAGGCAATGCTTCAAATGGTTCCGCAGGTGGTTCCGGTATTGTTATTTTGAAATGGGCATAAGGGGCTAATATGGAAACTAGAATTTATCGTTTGTATGGAATAGATACTGCAATGCACCTACTAAGACCTGGTGCAAAGTGGGAGTGGACTGGTGGCGTAGGTTTTACTCGTTGGGAGGACCCACGTTCAAAGCCAACAGTTGAAGAAGTAGAAGCAACAATGGAAAAGATTAAGGCTTTTGAGGATTCAATTAACACTGTGTGGTTGCCTGAACAGATCGCTGAGATTACTGGTCAGCAACAACAAATTGCAGAAGCAATCGGAGGATAAACATGGCACATTTTGCAAAACTTGATGAAAACAATGTAGTTACTGAAGTTATTGTTGTGTCAAATTCAGACACTTCTGATGCTAATGGCGTTGAAAAAGAATCTATTGGAATTGCATTTTGCGAACATTTGTTTGGTGGCAATTGGTTGCAAACCAGTTACAACGGAAACATTCGTAAAAACTATGCTGGCATAGGTTATACCTACGATGCAGCAATTGATGCTTTTGTTCCTCCAAAACCTTATCCGTCATGGCTGCTAAATACAAACACTGCGCAGTGGGAGGCTCCAGTGCCTTATCCAAATGACGGAAAAGAATACTATTGGGATGAGGCTACTCTTTCTTGGGTAGAGGTGCCAAATGGGAATTAACGCTTTTACCGTACTTGGTAATACTTGCAAGTTAACCGCTGCAACGACTGCGCCAACTCCAATTCAAGTAACTAGCGCCACTCTTGGTGGAAACCAGTACCGGATCATTAACTTGTCCAGTACTGTTACAGCGTTTCTTGCTTTTGCTCAGACCTCTGCTGCTGCTACGGCAAATTGTGTTATTCCGACCGGTGATGGCTCTAATGCAAAAAATTGTATTCCAATTCTTCCGAACACTGACGAGATTCTTTCGTTTGTGCCCAATGGATATTTTACGGCGATCACTTCAGCCAGCATTGCTGACCTGTACATAACGCCAGGTGACGGACTCTAAGGAGTAGATCATGCTAAAGGTAGCGGGTGGCGGTGGTATATCAGGTGGTGTAGTCTATTCGGGCACTTGGAATGCCAGCACAAACACGCCTACGCTGACTTCAGGCATTGGTACCAAGGGTAACTACTATGTTGTCTCCGTAGCAGGCAATACGAATCTTGATGGCATTACAGACTGGCAGCCTGGTGACTGGGCTATTTTTAATGGCACTGTATGGCAAAAAGTCGATAACTCTGAAGTCGTTTACGTTAGTAACGTAGCCACTGGAACTGGCTTAACTGGTGGTCCTATTACGACTACTGGCACGATTTCGATAGCAAACACCACTGTTACTGCTGCGACTTACGGAACTGCAAATGCTGTACCTCAGGTAGTCATTAACGCCCAGGGACAGATCACAAATGCGGTTGACGTGCCGATTGCTATTTCTGTAGCCAACGTTGCTAATGCTGTACCGGATAGCCGTGAAATTATTGCTGGCACTGGTTTGACTGGCGGCGGAAACCTGGCAGCCAACGTAACTATTAGCATGAGCAACACAAACGTTGTTGCTGCTACTTACGGTGGTGGATCAAACGCGGCTGAGATTACAGTCGATGCTCAAGGCAGAATTACTGCGGCTGCCAACGTAGCCATCCCCCAGGGCACAGTAACCAATGTTGCGACTGGAACCGGTCTTACTGGCGGTCCGATTACTAGCAACGGAACCATATCTCTTGCCAACACTACTGTTACTGCTGGTGTCTATGGTGACTCAGCAAACGCAGTACAAATTACGGTTGACGCCCAGGGTCGCTTGACTGCTGCTGCTAACGTGGCGATTCCTCAAGGCACTGTCACAAACGTGGCTACCGGTACTGGTTTGACCGGTGGACCAATCACAAGCAATGGCACTATCTCGTTGGCAAATACTGCCGTTACTCCTGCTACATACGGAGGATCAGGGCAAATACCTCAAATTACTATTGACGCCCAGGGGCGCATCACTAGCGCATCTAACGTTGTCATTGGCGGATCGTCTATTGTTGTTACAAACGTTTCTACCGTAAGTGCCGGAACGTTAATTAGTTGGCAAAACAATGCTCCTGCAACGATTACATGGGAAAACAATAGTTTGGTCACAATTGGCTGGACAAACAATATCTATCTATTGACAGCAAACAATGCAACAGTCCTTGTTAATTGCTCCGCAGAAACTTTGTTTGCGCAATTGCCTTCTGCTGCAAGCGTAAGCGGTCAACAATTTAAGATTAAAAAGATTGATAGCAGCGCCAATGCAGCAACAATTAGTACAACGTCTTCACAAACAATTGATGGCTCTCTGACTTATCCGCTGCCTAACCAATACAATAGCGCTACTGTCCAGTCTGACGGATCAAACTGGTGGGTAACTGCTGAAGTTGTCTAACGTGGAGGGGAAAAGTGGAACCGCAGTTTTTAATCAATATCCTTTTTGCCGTTGCTGGCGCAGCCTTTGGTTGGATTCTTAATAGCCTGACCAGGCAAATTGTGCGTATTGAGGACAAATTATCTGAAATACCAATCATGTACGTTTCCAAGGATGACTACCGATCAGACATAAACGAGATCAAAAGCATGCTTGGCAAGATTTTTGACAAACTGGATTCCAAGGTCGATAAATGAGCCTCAACATGGATGCCCTGGCTACCCCCATTTTTGGGGAGCCGGACAGCCTGCGCGACTTTCTTTTTGAAAACGGCATACAACACCAAGTCTTTTCCGAGCGTCTAATCGACCAGGGATTCTTTGTACCGCGCTATCCGATCATTGACGCCGATCCGCAAGACCTAGACGATTGGTTACAAATACACCAACTCGAACACCAACGCTTTGCTACAATTCTTAACTTGAATGATCCATTTAATCTGCTAGACTTGGACTTCAACCAGGAAGATGACTTTTACGATTGGGTAAATAGTCACTTGTTAATACATGAACAGATAGCAAGAGCGTTGGGGGTAACATGATAGATGACTCAGAGTTTCTAAGATTATTCAACGCAGTCGCCAAAGTCGCTAAGACGCCAGCAAACCCGCCTGTCCCGGCAGAAAGCCTGGATCAAAACTTCCAAGAACTGAACATTGACAGCCTAGACGGGCTGATTATGGGCATGTACCTGTGCGAGATATTTGAGGTTCCTGAAGAAGTAGGAAAAAACTTCCAGCCTCAAACGGTAGGCGAATTCATGGCAATGTTGATTGAACACGCGCAGAAAGTCGATATTGACGTAGATGAAGCCATAAAGAGCCTAAAATGAGCCTGTTTTTGACCTTCGGAAACACGGTTTGCAGCAAAAAAACCACCGTTTTAGACGAAATAAGGTACCCACAAAGGGTCCATTGGCTGCCTGAAACCTACTCAAAAACCAAAACTGGGTTCGTCTATGTGCCGCATTTACTTGCGGATATGGTCCTCCCCGCAGAAAAAATTTCATGGCTACGGGAAAACCCTAGTATTGGAAAGACAGCCTTTATCTTGGCTGGCGGCAATCAACACTTTGCCGGAATCAGTCCCAGGACCGGGCAAGAGCATACCAGGCTTCACTACACCTACAAATTCCTACCGTTTACGTTGACCCAGGTTTACGCCGGGCGAATGGCGCAGCAAATCTGCCAGCCTGATTACATAACTACTGACGCCACTGCCTGCGTTTCTAGTCTAAAAGTCTTGATGGACTGCCAAATGCTTGAGGCTTACGGGTTTACCAGGTTCATTATCCTTGGAGTCGAGGACGCAGTAAGCAACTCTGTCCTGGAATTCTTTGGGGATGCTGGCGCCTCATTGACTATGAAGCGGGAAGAAGAAGGTATCTTGCCTAGCGCTTTTGATCAGAAAAACGGTGGATTCTATGTTGGGCAGGGCGCGGTGTTTGCTGTACTTCAAAACGAAAAGGAAGTCCTGCATTACGGGCTTACCCCGAAGGCTAGACTGTTATCAGCATACCATGCTGCCGAAATCACTGGGAACGCCATTGGGCAGCGGGATGACGGTGAAGGCTACGTCAATGCCATTGAGGGTGCGTTAGCGCATGGGCAGATTAACCGCAAAGACGTTTCAATTGTTAAGTCTCATGGTACTGGAACCGCGTCAAATAACGCGTCTGAAAGGGCTGCCCTATTTAGGACACTCAACAACTTTGTTGCCACTTCGTACAAACAAAAAATAGGTCACACAATGGGTGCTTCGGGGTTGCTAGAAACACTACTTTTGCTTGACAATGTAGCATGTGGTGTTGTACCAGGTATAGCGA